TATTACAACTGGTTCTGGAGTATACCATACTTGTATTGTAGCAGTTTGAGTTGGAAGTGGAACAAATTGGATTTGATTACCAACCAACATATAACGATAAATTTGTCCAAAAGGAGCCGTAGCAAGATTTAATGAACTACGAAACTTATTTCTTTCTAAGAACATAAAAGGTCGAAGTGTCAAATATCTTCCATTAGCATCAAGAGCTAAATCTACACCATCTAACTTATAAAAGTCTGAAGGTAGAGGATAGCTAACAATATTAGCGACTATTTGAAATGATGTGGGAATTGTAAAATAATTTTCTTTTGCAAGAATAATTTGTTGATATAAATCTTTATATGCCATATTTACATAACGTATGAGTTCTGTATTAGGTAATCCAGATTGATCTATAAAGTTTGAACGTCGCATGTCTGCTAAATCAATAGCAGAGTCCGTTATTGTTTGGATTGTAATTTGCATAGAGAACCTCTAGGAGATTACTCCGATTTCATTTTAGAATAAGCTTGGGCATATTTCATCATAGATTCATGCGCGCCTTTTGCATCTCTACCATGAACATGCTCGATAAAATCCATCATTTCTTTAAGATGGGCACCTTGATCTTGGATTTCACCTTGAACTTCAGATGAAGCATCATCACCATCTTTTTTATTCATAGCCCTACGAGCAAGGTTGGCGCGGGCTATTTCTTTGCCATCCATTTTCATTAATCATTCCCTACTGTGACTGCAGATGCCGCGGAAAGGGTTACAGCTCCAGTTAATGCAACCATACTACCATTAACAGCACCGCCAAGAGTGTTAGTGATAGAGACATTGGCTATAATATTACCTTGAAATACTCCGGCAAACCCGGAATTGATGGTAGCAGAACTACCAACAACAAAGAAAACATTTTGAGCAAGCGCACCATTTTCAAGAGTTATTGTAGGAATTCCGCCCGCACCTGTGGTAAGGGTACTTGCAGTATAAATTACATATTGTCCAGCACCATTAAGTGTCAAAGTACCTGCACCAGAAGCCGCCAAAGTAGCGGCGCCAGAAGAAAATTTATATGCTCCTGGAACTAAAGTTTGTCCATCTAGTGCCGATGAAATAGTCGAGCCAGCCAATCCTAATGTTTGTAAGGAAGTAAATGCCGCTTGAGCATCTATCTGAGCTTGTTGAGCGACTGCATCATCATTATGAGTAGCTCCAACTATAATACCGGGAGGAAATCCCGTAATAGATGTACCTGGGTAAATACCAACACTACCATTAACAATGCTTGTACCTGTATTAGTAATAGCGGTGTCTGCTAAAATAGCAAAGTTAGCCGCTGTTTTTAGGGGGGATACTGAGGCTAGACTTGGAACACCAAAGAATTGGATAGTGTATGAATTACTAGATACAAAATCAGTTTGAAAAGTTGCTGGGTTGGCAATTATTTCAACATGTTGAACCCCAGAACCTGCGATAGTAGGAGCAATAAATCCATCACTAGCAAAGAGTAATCTATTATATTTATCTTTATTAGTAATTGTATAGTTACCAACTGAGTTACGTACTATAGTATACCCACCTTTAACAGTACCAACAGTACCACCAGAGAGTATAACCATAGAACCAAAAAGCATCTTGACTTCTTTTTCAAGTGCCTGCATGTATGTAAAGTCACGAGCAGCCATTTAGATGTCCTTTTTAATTTCTTGAGGAACGGCTTCTACTTTTGCTACAAGTGGAATAACTTGAGCACTAACGGAAGCCGCAACTTCTTTTTCTTTTAAATGTAGTAAGATTAGTAATTTTGATATTAATCTTTTAATTAGAGCGAGCATTTTTTTGTCCTTTACTGTCGTTTAATGACAGGAACATACAAGATAAGGGGAGATCTCACTAGTCCTTAAGCAAGATCCCCATAAAAAGGCGGAGAACATTTTAAGTCCTCCACTAACTTAAGCAGTTATTGGTAATTTAATTACTGCATTCCAACCCGGCGCTCTACAAGAAAGTTGAGTATAGGATACACAACGAACTAATAAATTATCGCCGGAAGGGTCGCGAATAACTGTTAAAGAGTCACCATCAAATACACGAGCAGGTTCACCCAGAGATTTTAATTTCCAAGTATCCATTTGTAGTAAGAAAGCGCGACCGCCAGGGCAGTTTTGATCCGGAATTACTTTGATAGGGCCTCGAGGTCCAATAAGTAATAGGGCATTGTATCCAATAGATACGCCGGGTTCTTCAACTCGAACATCAGTATATTGTAAAAATTGTTGTTTACTAGACAAACTTTTTACTAGACTAGAATAATCATCATAAGAAATGAAGCAATGATCCGCACGACCACCTTCACGAGCTACGTATTTAGCTCCATCAATAAGGGCTTCTTCAATATTTTGACTTGAACCATCATAGGTAATACCGGCAAGGCGGGTTTTATCTATAGTTCTATCTACATTGAAGAACGGTGTATTAGTAACAGCGGATCCTGGAAGCCAAGCAAGTAAACCAGAAATAGCAATTGGAGCTCCTCCGTTTGCAGCATCACCTGGAGATTGATAAACATAATCGCCATCAGAAATACCAGTAATAAGTGTATTAATCGGCACAGGTGCGCCACCAAAAGTAGCTGAAACTTGGAAGTTTCCTTCAATACGAGCAGTACTAACTACATAGCATCCGGTAGACGCGTATGCTCTAAGGGCTGAACCATCAGTAGCAGAGAAAGCTAGATTCATACCATATTCAATATTGGTAATATCTTGTGGCTGCTCTAGTTGAACTGGAGTAGAAGAACTATTAAGAACTGCAGTACTAGATAATCTAGCAACGGCCCCACTGCCAGAATGATATAATTGAATCGCAATAGATCTTGTTAAAGAATAAATTGCTTTATCCATTTCAAATTTAAGGGCTTTTAAGAAAGCACCTTTATTATCTTCAGATGCAAGAACTGTTTCATTGGCAATAGAAGCCATTGAATAGTTTTGTACTCTAGTAACTAAAAAAGCTCTAACAATAGAGTTAGTAGCAGAAGTATTAGCGACTGCAAAAGTATTCGAACGGTTTTGTACCGCAGAAACAATTACAGGTTCTTTACTAGATTCGCCGGTGAAGGTTTCATCTTTAGCTACTAAGGCATAAAAAGGATTATTAAGATATCCCATCATACGAATTACTTCGGAAGGATATAACTGCTTAAGGGCGGGCTCGAATGATTGTTCATTAAGTGACATGAAAATTCCTTTGTGTATATTTAAATGTACAGTAAATTCATTAACTATATATTTTAATATTTATATGTAAATAAAAGAGTTTGTTCCCTGACTACATAAACACAAAGCATTGGGAAAGATTTGTGATAACTGGCTATATTCATCGGCCATTCAATGTGTAGCCGAATGAGGACACAACCTATTTTTGAGCTTTAAGTGCATTTAATGCGGCTTGAAATCTTTGAGCTTCGGTTAATGGTTTATCATTCGCTACGGCAGATTGTGTCATTTTATTGCTTAAAGATTTCGAATCTGGAATAGATTTCTGAATGGATTGTTCTTTAACTTCTGCTTTGGGTTGTACCCATTTTGATTTACTAAGTTTGTGATATTGTTCTACAATAGAGTCAGCAACAGCTTGGCAAGCTTCTTTATAATCTGGAATTTCTTGTGTTTGAGAATAGATTTCTTCCATATATTCCATCACGGCAGATTCAGCTCCCATAACTTCTATAACATCAAATTCATTATCTTTTATAGTTCTAGCAATTTCTGCTTTAATCTGTAATTCTGCTTTAGAGCGTCTTTCCTGTGTAGCTTCTTCATCTTTAGTTGATAGTTGAGATTTAAGTGCCTCTACTTCCTGCAAAGCTTTTCTAACATTAGGATCCATAGGATTTCGGCGTTCTTTATCTGCTTCAAGCAACTTATCATAACTGATACCAAAATGTTCTAGTATATCAAATGGATTTTTACCTTCAAGGCTACTATATTTATCTGCTTTAGCTTTTTCGGTTTCAAATGCTTTACGAGCTTCGTCAATT